TTCAGCATCATTAGAAGCAAGATTTGTCTTTGAAGATTCTGCAGGTATTATAGGTGCTATAACTGGATCGGAGATATTTAAACTTAGTATTTCTAGTACTGTTCAAGATAGAACTTATTTTTTAAGAGCTTATACTGTTGAAGCTCGTACAAGAACTAATCAAATGAATGATATGTTTATTGTTCATGCATGTTCTGATGAGTTTTTAAAGAATGAAGTTGTAAATGTCTTTGGTCATAGTGATGTAATCTTTAAAAATAAAACAGAATCATCTGAGATTATTAAAACCTTATTGAAGGATAAAAGATTTATTGGTTCTGGTAAAAAACTCTTTACTGAGACAACAATAAGTAAAAATCAATTTATATCACCAAACTGGAGACCATTTGATACTATCTATTGGATAGCTCAACGTAGTACAAGAAAATCTAAAAAAGGTGGTACTATACAAAATGCTTTTGCTTTTTTTGAGAATGCGATGGGATATAATTTTAAATCTATTGATAAGATGGTTGATGATATTAATGATCAGACTTCTGCAGAGACAAATAGTACTTTAGGTAAAGCAAAGTTATACACATATGAATATAAACCTAAGAACGTAGATGAATCTACTGACATGTTTGCAATTAGGAGTGTTGTTTTTCCTGATGAAAAGAATTTTCTTATGGGATTAAGGCATGGTACATGGTCAGGTTATAGTATAGGATTTGATCCAAATACAGTCTCTAATTCTAAAATGGGAACTAGTACTGATATGAGTGTAGATGCATATCATTACAGTCTTAGTAGTTTATGGAAGAAAATGTCCCATTTAAATGGAACTAAAGATATTAATCCAATTAAGACATTTGATAAGGATATTCAAAATATGATAGACTATCCTAAAAGGGTTAGATATACTGCTCTTCCAAATCAAATATTTGATCCTAAGTATAAGAATAATCCTCAGAAGAATTATGAACAGTTAGTTGAATTACAAGCATATCAATGGATGAGGATAGAGTCTATAAAGACTCTTAAATTACAGATTATAATACCTGGCAATCTAGACTTATATGCAGGTCATGGTGTTAATGTTATTATTCCTTCTACTGTAAAGTCTGGATCTCAAACTGTTGTTGATAAAAAATATAGTGGTAGATATTTAATTGGTAAAGTTGAACATTCTTCTACTGGTGCAACTATGGTGACAAAATTACTACTTATGAAGGACACTATGTTCACAACTCAAAACTTAATACAGTCATCCACTAGCGGTAAGAGTCAAAGTACGGTATCATCAGTATAAATAATACTGTATAACTAGGGGTAACTTCCTATGACAACAATTGAAGCACATATAGAGCACGATAAACAGCTCCTTGATGATCCAACTCTTAATCCTGCTGCACGTAGGCATTACAAAGAAGAGTTACATGATCTGATAGAATATGAACAGCATCATCATGAAGAGATAGTAGCAGGAGATCATCACGATCCTAATTGTTTAGAATTATTCTGTGATCAGAATCCAGATGAACCAGAATGCTTAGTATATGACGATTGATGAGCAATTTTTTATCATGTTTACTTGGCACTTGGTCTAATAGATTTCAAGCACAATCATCTCCCACTCTCTACCGACAAGTATTTGTTCGGTGGGAGGATAAGGGGGATTTTTTGCATTCTATTCATTGGAATAGAAAAGAAGAGAATAGTCCATATTTAAAAACAAATAAGAAATTAAAAGTAATCTCTGATACTGAAGTTATACTTGAGCATTGGGGTGGTACTTATAGTGGATTGACACGTGATGAATCCTGTGATATGATCATGAAATATGATGGAACTGCATGGATGGGTCAGTTTGATACAAGTATGGAAGATGATGGTGAGACTATTACAGGTCATGCAGAACTTGCTTTATATGGACATAAATTGTTCATGAGAGATAGGTTTTTAGATTCTCAGGGGAGGATCCGTTGGGGTGCAGATGAAATTTACAAATACATTAGAGTCTGATTATGGGTGTTTATCCTTGGTTTCCAACCCCAGTATATATTGAGGGTTCAAATGATGAAACCATACAAAAAGAACTTCTTGAAGTATATAATAAATTAGAATTTTCTCAAATTGAGGAATGGTCTCCTCATACTCATGAGTTAAATAAAAATCCTTTTGGTAGAAATATACTTAAAGAGTATGAGTGTTATAATTTTTTAGATTTTTTAGATTCCCATATAAAAAGATATTTACAAGCAATTGGATTTGAAGGTCAGTATGGACCAAATCAAGAACAATATGTTATTGATGGAGCATGGTTTACTAAAACAAAGAAGGGTAAATATGCACATATCCATAATCATGGATCTAATGATTTATCTGGAGTATATTATTTACAGACTAATGGGAAAGATGGTAATTTAATTTTTAAAAGTATTCATGAGTATCTACAATCCAATTATATTTTTGGAAATATTAAAAAGGATGTAGAATTACCAGTAGAGAAAGGTTTAATAGCACTTTGGCCTGGTATTCTTAATCATGGCACTCAAGTTAATGAGACCGATCATGAAAGAATTAGTTTAAGTTTTAATATTCAGTTTAGACGCTAAATATAATATAAGGAAACTCTGCAAAGATAATGCTAGGAACTATTGATGGTATAACTCAAGAACCCCAAGTAAATTTCGTTGGTAAAGATGGATTTTATTGGTGGGTTGGTGAGGTAGAAAGTAATGAAGACCCAGACGAGTTAGGACGGGTTAAAGTTCGTGTGCTTGGTTATTACACTAATGTTAGTGGTGGTACTACAGCAGATCTTCCAGAAAAGAATTTACCTTGGGCAACAGTATTACAACATACATCACAACCAGGTAATGATGGACAAGGTGAGAGTTCTGGACAATTGCAGCCAGGTGCTATTGTTATGGGATTCTTCATGGATGGAGATAATGCCCAAATGCCGATTGTTATCGGTGTGATGCGTGTTAATAAATCTGATACATCTCAAGACGAAAAGAAATTCACCATTACAGGTGAAAAGATGGAACCTGGAGTTGGTATTAATCGTTCTGCTTTACATCCATTATTCCCAAATGAAATAATGGCAAGTAGTAAGACAGAAGGGTATCATCGTCAATCTGATAAGAATACAGTTGCATTAATTAATTCTAAGTCTGATGTAGGTGGTCCTGGATCTCCATGTAATATGGGTAGTTGTCCAGGAGTTAATGGTAGTGGTGTTAATCCTACTAAACCAAAACAACCTGCTAAACCTGTTCCTGCTGCTAATGGTGTAGGTGGACCATGGAAAACTTTGGAATATCAGTTAAATTATATTATTGAAGATATTGCTGATACTGCTGGTAATCTAGTAAAAGCAGAAGATGGTGATTTTCTTGATATTGTTACAGGTAAAATAGTAACTGCAAAGGTATTAACTGCAAAACTCCAAAACTTTTTAGGATCTGTTTTTACACAGGTTGTTTCTGCTATTCGTCAACAGTTAGCAAACCTTGCTGAGTCTCTACAATTAGCAAGTCTTCTTGGTAGTGCAACTGGTGCTCCATATGTTACTTGGACTGTTATACAAACAGCAGTTACAACTATATTAAAAGCATTATGTGTTGTTGATAATAAGATCCTTAGTTTTATTCAGGATCCTGTTGGAAGTGTTACTAACATTCTTAATAGTTTTCTTGATGGTGTTATTGATAAAGCTGCTATGGTACTTCAAGGAGTACAAGCAACTATTGATAGTGTTGTATGTAGTGTTCAGAAAGTTCTTAATGACGTTCTAAAGATTATTGATACAGTTAAATCTACAGTAGATACTATTGGTAAAGCAAAAGAAATTATAGAAGCATGGCAAAAAGGAAGTGAAATTTTTGCTGAAGGATTTGATCTAATTAAAAATGGTATCGGATCAATTTCAGGATTACTTGCTTTATTCATTAAGTTTCTTGGTGGTGGGTGTGATAGAAAACCTGATGGTGGTGCAGATACAGTAGGTTGGTTCCCTTTATTTGGTGTAACACATTGTACTGATGCAGAACTTGATGAGATTAATAAACTTCGAGGTAATAGCAGAGGTACTTGTGGTAGTGGTAGTAGTAGTGGTGGTGGTCTCTTTGATTCTATTTTTGAAGAAGCAGATCCATATTTAACTGTTGCTAAAACTTTTATTGATGGTGCATATGAAATGCATATGGGTACACCTGGACGTAGTGCAACACAGAGAAAAGATGCTAGTGGTACTACTCATACTTCAGTAAATTTAAATAATTATAATTTTGCAAAATGGAAAGCATATCAAGCAGCAAGATTAGAACAAGAGAAAACTGGAACTAAGAAAACTGATGATGAATTAAAGGCAGAGGCAGATGCAGCAGTAAAAGCAAATAATAGTAATAAGAAAGATACTGGTAATTTAGTTGCTGACCATATTAGTTGGGCGGGTAATCGTACACAAGAAGTTCATGGTGATGATTGTATAGCAATTGATAATGATAAGTGTGAGACAATCTATGGTGATTATCATTTAGATATTGTTGGTGACTGTCATATATCAGTTGGTGGAGGATTCTTCTTTAATGCTCAAGGTGCTCCTAAGAGTGTTGATAAAAAAGGTAATAAGAAGAATACTAAGATACAGAAGCATACAATTAACTTTGGATCTGATGTTGATGTAAGTACTGCTGGTGCTAAATTTGAATTACAAGGTGCTGAATGTAATATAGCATCTGTTAAAACATTAATAGAAAATAGTGGAGACTTTAAAGTAAAATCTGGTGCTGTAACTATAAGTGGTGTTGATACTGTTATTAGTGCAGATAATGCTATACATAATGTTGCTGCTCATATATACAATCAAGTAAATACACCACCAACTACACCTAAAGCAAAGACTGGTATATTAACTGTATGTGCTGGATCTATTGATACTATTCTAACTCCTGGCGGATCTGCTACTGATGCTATACCTAGATATACTATAGTTAATCCATCTGGTCCTTTCTCTGGTACTTTTGGTGCTACAGGATATAACTGTAATGTTCTGACTGGTGCTTGGAATGTTAACGTTGCAGGTGGTCTAGCAGTAATGACCGCTAGTACTAATATAACCCTTGCTGCTGGTAAAGCTATGGCTTTAACTGCTGGTGCAACAATCAAAGCATTCTCTGCTACAATCCATTTGAACTGATTGCTTGACATCCTGATTGACTCATGCTATGATTAGTTTGCGAAACAAAGAGGTTCCCGACTAGTCTGACTTAGAAGCAGACACATGACTGTTGGGGTAATACACTTGATTCCTTCTTATGTTTCGCTCACCCA